TTACCAAGAAGGTGCCTAAGAAGATAATCCCCAAGAAGGCAGCCCCTAAGAAAGTAACACCTAAAGAGGATTGGCTGAAGGGCATACGTAAAAATGAAAGTCTTGAAGGGTTTTTAAAACGAAAGGCAACAGAAGAAGCGGCAAAGCTTAAAGTAGCCCCTAAACAAGTTAAAGTACCTGAAGCAGGGAAAGTAAAGACATTGATTCAGGCTGCTGAGAAAGGCAAACTACCTGCTCCAATTTCAAAAGTTAAAGAAGTTTTAGCAAAAGGAACAGAAGTTGCAGCCCCTGTAGCAAAAGGAAGCACGGCCTGGGATAAAGCAAAGACAGCTATGAAGGTTGCAGGATGGTCTGCCCCTGTAATACTGGCTGGAGGTATTTTTTTCTATTCAGCAAGAGATAAAGATAAAGATATTAAAAAAACAACCGATGTTAAAGTTGATAAAGGAATTACTGAAGCAGAAGATATAACCGTAACTAAGGTTAAACCTGATGATACTACTCCTGCTAAGGATTCCTTAGCATCTAAAGTTGAAAGTTTAGATTTTGATAAGGACGTGGAGGTTATAACTACAGAGCATCCTTCGGTTATTAATAAGACATTACCTAAAAAGCTGCCAGGATTTACTACGCAAAGGGTTGATACAGGTTTATAACTTGAATGTATTCTGATAAACAGAATTTAAAAGATATCTCCTTTAGAGAATTAATGGAAATTGTAAATGCAAAGCACGGATTCAACTATAATCAAGACTCACAAAAGAAGCTTAACCGCTTCACAGGAAAAGTTTCTAGACGCATTGTTCGGGGAAGCAAGAGGTATTCCAAGAAGGGCTGGGGAGCTAGCAGGATATTCCGAGCATTCGTACCCAAAGGTTCTTAGGAACTTAAGGTCGGAGATTGTCTCCAGGGCGGAGAACTATCTGGCAACTCATTCTGCTCAGGCAGCTACTAAGATGGTGGATATGCTTGAAGAGGACGGCTCAACCCCCCATGCCGCAATAAGACTGGAAGCAGCTAAACAGATACTGGATAGAATTGGAATTGCCAAGAAGGAAAAAATTGATATCAGCATGAAGGCTATACATGGTTTGTTTGTATTACCTGCAAAGGATAAGATTAAGAAAGTAGTAACAGAATTAACGGAGGCTATAAAATAATGGCAAAAGAACCCAAAGATGCACAGGATCTATTAAAAAAACTTAAGGTTGAGCGGAATGCTGCAGCTCTAGTTCTTCATCCAGGAAAGAAAGGAAATAGGAGATTAGATCGTCAGGCTCTTGAAGATAGTATGTGGATACCTGAAGAAAAGAAAAAAGAAATTAAAAAAGAATTTAACAAACATAAAATTAATCCTGATAAACCAGCAGAGGATAAATCAAAACCCATAAGTGATCCTTCCAGATTTAAGAATTTAAAATTTGGAAAACTTTATCATCCTAATGGAAGTTCAAGAAAAACAAAATATACAACTTAGTAAACTTAAAGAAATAAATTATGGCAAATAAAAATAAAGATCTTACAACAAAAGAGGAAACGGCAATATTACAAGAAACTAGAAGGGCTTATCCTAAAGAATTTATGATAGATCCAGCAGATCCTATTTTCAAGAGAAGGGTTAAAGTGGAAAAGGCAAGAAAGATCTACGAAAATATGAAATCCAAAATTTTAGGAAAAATTAAAAATAAACCTAAGTGGACTCCATAAACCTAGGTATACAAATTAAAAGAAAAGCCAGAATAATTCCTTTTGGTTATAAGATAGATGACACAGGGAATTACTTGATTTCAATAGAATCAGAATTAAAAGCCCTGGAAGAAGCAAAGAATTATTTAAAAACGTGTTCGTATAGAGAAGTAGCTATATGGCTGCACAGAAAAACAGGTAGATATATATCTCATGTCGGACTTAGAAAACGAATCCAAGGAGGTCTTGCCACCAAAACCGAAGAAAACGGTCAAAGTCAAAGCAAGGAATTCAGTCCAGGAAATATTAAAGCGGTCCAGACAGAAAGTTAATACTGCCGAACAAAGTTTACGATCGGCAAAACGGTCAGCAGAATACTTAAAGGGTAAATATAAAATAGTTAATTCTGCACTACAAGGAAAAGAAACTCAAGTTATCGAACAGGATAAAATTGATACTGTTTCTCCAAATGTTAAAGCACATTTAAAATCACAAAATATTGTATTTAAACCTAATACAGGTCCACAAACAGAGTTTCTAGCCTCATCGGAAAGAGAGGTTTTTTATGGAGGAGCAAGAGGGGGTGGAAAATCATATGCGATGTTGGTTGATCCATTGCGATATTGCCACAAAGAAATGCATAGAGCACTCCTTCTCAGAAGGACAATGCCTGAACTAAGGGATTTAATTAATCATTCCCAGCGTTTATATAACAAGGCATTCCCAGGAGCTAAATGGAGAGAGCAAGAAAAAGAGTGGAGATTCCCTTCAGGAGCAAAGATAGAGTTCGGGTACGCAGAGAACATGACAGACGCTTTACGTTACCAAGGGCAATCTTACACATGGATAGGCGTAGACGAACTGCCACAATATCCTTCGCAAGATATATATAATTTTTTAAGATCATCTTTACGTTCAGTTGATCCAGAGATACCTGTGTATATGCGATCCACAGGAAATCCAGGAAACATTGGTTCACAATGGGTACGGGAGATGTTCGTGGACCCTGGTGTGCCAAATTTAGCCTTTGATGTTAATATTAATACACCGAGTGGTACAAGGGTAATTACACGAAGATTTATTCCAGCAAAACTTCAGGATAATCCTTTTTTAACACAAACGGATGATTACTATGTTATGCTGGCTTCTTTACCCGAAGTACAGCGTAAGCAATTTTTAGATGGAGATTGGGATGCATTTGAGGATTCCTCATTCCCTGAATTTAATAAGGCAATCCATGTGGTTGATCCTTTTGAAGTCCCTAAAGGCTGGCAGAAATTTCGTGCTGCAGACTGGGGTTATGCTTCTCCTGCTTGTTGCCTATGGTTTGCTATTGATTATGATAATCATCTTTGGATTTATCGGGAATTTTACACTAAAAAGTTAACTGCAGATGTATTTGCTAAAAAAATTTTAGAACTTGAACGTGGAGAATATGTACGTTATGGAGTTCTAGATGCAAGTACCTGGGCAAAACGTGGAGATATCGGACCAAGTATTGCCGAAACAATGATTCAACAGGGTTGTCGTTGGCGGCCTTCGGATAGAACTCCTAAAAGTCGTATAAGTGGAAAACTTGAAATTCATAAACGATTGAAACTTAGTGATGATAAGAAGAAAGAACCAGGTTTAAGATTCTTTTCTACATGCAGAAATTTAATAAGAACTTTTCCTCTTTTACCCCTAGATGAAAATAATCCTGAGGATATAAATACGGATGCAGAAGATCATGCTTATGATGCTTTACGTTATGGATGTATGAGTCGTCCTATACATACAAAATATGCAGAGAGATTTAAGCGTCCTGTAAAACCTATGCAGGAAATGTCAGATAGAATATTTGGATATTGATTATGGCATTAAATGAAAAGGGAAAAAAGATACTAAAAACCATGGTTGAGAAATACGGACCTAAAAAGGGCAAATCTGTATTTTACGCAATGGAAAATTCGGGGAAATTAAAGGGTGTCAAAAAAACGAATAAAAAAACTTCCTGAAATTAACCATAAAAATTTTCCTTATGATCTTGCTTTAATAACATGGGAAGATATAGTATCGTGCTCTGAATGGTCATATATTTCAGAAATAAAAAAATCCAAAACAGCTGTTTGTAGTAGTGTCGGGTGGTTAATTGAAAGGAATAATACTACGACAGTCATTATGGCGGATTTAAGTTTTGAAGAAACTAAAGAAATTAAACAGGGGGGATCCTATACAACAATCCCAACTAAAAATATAATATCAATAAAAAAAATAAAACTATAAAACTGGAGAAACCCGTGGTAAAAAAGAAAAAGAAAAACAGAACAATTCAAGATGTCATTGAAGATATCCGAGATTTGCATGAAGAAGAAGAAAACTTATTAATGGAACTCGAAGAGAAAACAGATGATTCTGATCTTGATGAAGGAGAATAATAATGGAAACTAAATTCGATCCAAATACTAAAGTTAAGCAAGGAGATCTTGGTTCAGCACCTGATGGCAAACAGCCAAATCAGGAAGCGACTAATATTGACTTTTCTAAGGATGCACCTGGTAAAGGCAAGTCCAAGAATTACTTAGCATCTGAAGAAGGTTCTTTGTATGAAGGTGGGGAATATGTTACTAAGTCAGGATCAGAGCATGTTCAGAATCCTTTACTTCAAAAGGCTGATAAAGAAAAGTATTAGTTATGGTGGATAAACCTATATATCCAAAAAAGAAACCACTAAATATAGAACGATTTAAAAAGAATTTAGAAATTGTTAAGGAAAGTGGTGGCTTTTTTTCACCAGAATCTAAAGCATGGATTACAAAAGAATACAAAAAGAAGATACCTTTTACTAAAAGTGATTTATACGAAGCAACCAGTATTCCTGGAACAATTAAAAAGGCTAAGAATATATGGAGTGGAATGAAGTACACTGCAGGAAAAGTAAAAGGGTATTTAAATAAATCAGAAAAACCAAAATATAAACAATAAGGAGAAACAATTATGCCATATGGATATAAATATCCTGCAGGTAATGAGATCTATAAAGGAAAGATTAAAAAGGGAGACCTTTCTGATGTTCCTGATGGAAAACTTTATCGTGAAGGATTAGAGATAGATCTAAACAAGAAAATTACCAAGGGTGATTTAGGAAATGATTCTAATGATAGACCAGGTAAGAAAGAAAAAGTGGATAAATCTATTTTTACAAAAGCAGAAGAAAGAGATTACTAATTACAATAAATAAATGGCAAAGAAACCTTATACAGAGGAGTATCACCCTCTTGTAGGACATATTCGAACTAAATTTCAGCAAGCAGAATCATCACGTATTTATGATGAAAAAAGATGGTTAGGTGCTTATAGAAATTATCGAGGACTTTATAGTCCAGAAATGGCCTTCAGAGATAGTGAGAAGTCTAAAGTATTTGTTAAGATTACTAAAACAAAAGTCTTAGCATCCTTTGGACAAATTATTGAAGTTTTATTTGGGACAAATAAATTTCCAGTTGGAATTGAGCCTACTCCAATACCTGAAGAAAGTACAGAGTATGCTCATTTAAAACAAACAGGACAACCTCAGCAACCTCAACAGCCACAAGAAGCTACACCACAACAACCTCCAAGTCCTTACGGATTTCCAGGAGACGGTATAGAATTGCCTTTAGGGGCTACGGCAGATTCTTTAATGAAAGATGTAGCTCAAGAATACAAAGCTTTAGGTTTTGATGAAGGACCAGCTCCTGATTTAAAATCAATGCCTCAAATTGAACCTGCAAAATTGGCTGCAGAAAAAATGGAAAAGGTATTGCATGATCAATTAGAAGAAACGGATACAATAAAAATTCTAAGACATGTATTTTTTGAATCTGTTTTATTAGGTACAGGAGTTTTAAAAGGTCCTTTTACGGAAGATAAAACTTATCATTCATTTAAAAAATCTGATGAAGGACAATTATATATTGGAAAAGTAAAACCAGTTCCTAAACTGGAAGCTGTTTCATGCTGGGAATTTTATCCAGATCCTAATTGCACAAATATAAATGATGCGGAGTATGTCATTCAACGTCATTCGTTTAATAGACAACAATTTGCAGATTTAATTAAAAGACCATTTTTTGATGTCGATGCTATTCGTGAATGTTTAAAAATGGGTGCAAACTATCAGACACGATCTTATGAATCTTCACTCTATGATCGTGAGAATATAGAATCTTTATATAAAAATAGATTTGAAGTTTTAGAATATTGGGGAATTTTAGATAAACGAATATGTGATGAGATCGGATTTAAACATAAAGATGAATTAGATGTTGTCCATGTAAATGCATGGATTTGTGGAAATAAAGTTTTAAGAATTATACATAATCCATTTACTCCTGTAAGAATTCCTTATATGATTTGTCCTTATGAATTGAATCCTTATCAGTTTTTTGGAATTGGAGTCGCTGAAAATATGAGTGATTCCCAACAGATTATGAATGGCCATGCAAGAATGGCAATTGATAATTTGGCACTGTCTGGAAATTTAGTTTTTGATATTGATGAAACTTTACTGGTACCAGGACAGGATATGAAAGTATTTCCTGGAAAAATATTCAGAAGACAAAGCGGACAACCAGGAGCTGCTATTCATGGATTAAAATTTCCAAGTACTACTAATGAAAATATGATGATGTTTGACCGCTTCAGGCAATTAGCCGATGAAGCTACGGGTATTCCATCTTATTCACATGGAACAACAGGAATACAATCAACAACAAGAACTGCAGCAGGTATGTCTATGTTAATGGGAGCTGCAGCCTTAAGTATTAAAACGGTTATCAAAAATATTGATGACTATCTATTAAAACCTCTAGGTCAGAATTTATTTTATTGGAATATGCAATTCAATAATGAACTTCCAGAAATAAAAGGTGATCTTGAAATTAAAGCAAGGGGGACTTCTTCATTAATGCAAAAAGAAGTAAGGTCTCAACGGCTAGTAACCTTTATGCAAACTGCATCGAATCCAACACTGGCACCGTTTGTTAAATGGCATACTATTTTAAAAGAAATTGCAAAATCTTTGGATATTGATCCTGATCAGATTATAAATGATCCAGAAAAAGCTGCAATTTTTGCACATATAATGGGGGTAGCTAATGGAAAAATTGGACAAGCAGATCAGGGGATTAACATTCAGCCCGCAATGGCAGGTAATGGAAAAATACCTTCAGGAGCTTCAACACCAACTTCAACTGGAGTTGGAGGTGGCAACATCGGAACAAGCAATGTTCCGTTGCCAGGGGAAGCTGGGTTTAGTTCGCCAGATGTTGAACCTTAAATCACAATTACAAAAGGATAAATTACATGGCACAACAAGGACTTAAACAAGATGATCAGGGTAATTGGATAAATTATAATATATCAGATTCTAAAGATACAGGATGGAATGATAGTATTATAAATGCAAAACTTGAAAAGAATGTTGATAGTGGACCTAAAAGATCTGTTTTTACTGCAGATACTGTAAAAAATGAAATTGATACTGATCCCTATAATGGTGCCTATGATGATTATATTCCATGGTGGTTACAAAAAGATGGAGAAGATGGAAACGATAATGATAACAGTAGTAGATCAAGAACTACTGTAGATCCATTAGATCCTTTTTTCAAGAAAAGGGATTCCTATAAAGAAGTTATTGAAAAACCTACATTAGGTGCACAAATATTTGATCTTACAGGAAAGAATATTTATCAATTATATGCTGAGAAAGAATTACCAGGTAAAACTATTGGACAACATCTTAAAGGGGGTCTTACTTTAGGAGCAATTAGTGTTGCATCTGAAAAATGGAAAGATAAATCCCTAGACGCAGAAATTAAACGAAGAGAAGACTCAAATTTAAGATTACATGGAACTAAAACACCAGCGTCTATAAAACAAAGAGCACAAATAGTAGATGATTATGGAACTTCAAGTGGTGGAAATGGTGGTAATGTAGTAGATGAAGGATACATAAGAACTAGAGCGGAAAGAAAAGCTAACCCAGGAAGACAAGATAGAGAAGGTGGCGGCAATGGTGGAAATGCAGAAGATGGTGGTAGTGGTACAAAAGCCAGTACGCAAGCGTCTATAGAACAAAGAGCACAAATAGTAGATGATTATGGAACTTCAAGTGGTGGAAATGGCAGTAGTGACAAAGATAACCCTGCAGGAGGCTGTGTAGTTGCAACTCATGCTGTTAATGCTGGGGTATTTGATTTATCAACTA